TATTGATGTTCTTGAACAAATTCAAGAGAGTCAAAATGAAACTGAAACTCAAACAGAAACAATTGTGGAGGAAGAAAGAAATTGACGTTTTTTGATTCAGATGTTGTCCGTAAGGAGATGACAGACATTCAAGAACTCCAAGAGGAGGTCTATGGTAGTGTCTTTAATTTTCCTCAGATGGATAATGAAGAAAAGGAAGAACACATTGACTTACTTCTGGAACTTCTTGAGAAGCAAAGGATACTCTATGCTCGTATGAGTTTATCAGATGATCCTGCTGCTAAAAAGATGAAGGAGAACATTCAAGAATCTGCTGTCATGATGGGGATGCCCAAAAATGTTGACATGTCTAATGTCTTTTCCAATATGGAGAAGATGATTGATATTATGAAACAACAGGTTGACAATAGTTCTAATTGATCTTATAATAATTAAGTACAAACAAGCCAAATCTCAAAACAAAAGCCAAATCTATGTCTTTTTCAAGCCTAAAGAAACAGTCTTCTCTTGGATCGCTGACCTCCAAATTAGTTAAGGAGATCGAGAAGACGAACACTACCAAAGGTGGTGCTGATGAGCGACTTTGGAAACCAGAACTGGATAAGTCTGGTAATGGTTATGCTGTTATTCGTTTCCTTCCTGCAACTGATGGAGAGGATCTACCTTGGGCAAAGGTATACTCCCATGCATTCCAAGGACCAGGTGGTTGGTACATAGAAAATTCTCTTACTACTATGGGTGGTAAGGATCCTGTATCAGAATACAATAGGGACTTATGGAACAGTGGTAATGATGGTGACAAGGATGTTGTTCGTAGACAGAAGCGTAAGCTTTCCTACTATGCAAACATCTATGTTGTGAAGGATCCAGTTAATCCTCACAATGAAGGAGGAGTCTTCCTATTCAAGTTTGGGAAGAAGATATTTGATAAGTTAACGGCCGCTATGCAACCAGAGTTTGAAGATGAAACACCCATTAATCCTTTCGATTTCTGGCAAGGTGCAAACTTCAAACTTAAGATACGTAAGGTTGATGGTTACTGGAATTATGACAAGTCAGAGTTTGATTCTGCTTCACCTCTCCTTGATGACGATGATGCACTTGAAGCACTCTGGAAGAAGGAGTACCCACTTGCAGACTTTACAGCACAGTCTAACTTCAAATCATATGAAGAACTAGAACGTCGTCTTAAGTCTGTTTTAGGACAGAAGCAAGCACAACGTCCTCGCATGGATGAGGAAGTGGTACAAGAAGATGATCCAACACCTGTTGCAGCTGCAGCAGTTGCTTCAGCACCTGATGCTGATGAGGATGATGCTTTAAGTTATTTCCAGAAACTTGCTGAGGAATAATTAACCCAAGTTCGGGTTGGATGCTCTCTTGAGAACTGGGTTTATATATTCTGTAGACTGTTCATAATCTAAGAGAGTTTCTATATCATTCAATACAATCGATACATATTCAGACTTCAAGAGGTTAATGTTTCTTTTATCCTCTTGAAGTCTGTCTTCATATGTACGGTAACTGATACCTTCTATCGGACTTACTTCAACTATTTTCTTGGTTCCACTGTCTAAGAAACTTACATTATATGTTGAATCAACTCTCATTTTTTTAGGAACAAATACTTTTCCCTTAGAGTCTTTTATCTCTTTAGTCTCATAGAATTTAATAACATCTAGTGCATCAGTATCGTTACCATATTTTTCAATCAAATAGTTTCTATAATCTTCTTGAGTTAATGGCCATTCATCTCTTACATTAACGACATTATTTGAAAGAAGAACAACCCAATCTAAATTAGAATCTCCATAGACTTTGTATGCAACTTCATCGGGACGTTCATCACCAATGATTTGATACTTGGTGAATGACATAAAGTCTGCAAATAAATCTTCCCTTATTACAGGTCTACGGAAAAGATTTTTAACAGTAATAAAATCCTTATTAGTTTTTCTCTCATTGATACGAGAGATGTACTCAAAGTTTGGTAGGTTGCGGAAGTATCTAGACATTTTAGAATCCTATTACGTTGTCGTTATCACCATCCAACTCTGAGTAATCCATATCTACAATTGGATCGAGTTCTGTGAATGACATACTTATATCATAAGCAGTCATAGATGAGTTGGGTAAGGTCATGTAAGTATTATCAGGTACGTAGTTCACAGTGAAACTCTTACAAGCACATTTCTTTATGACGTTGATAAATGTGTGCTGTTTCCCTTGCTTATTGTAAAATCTAGGTTGGAATATATTAGGAGAACTAAGGAATAAATTTGTTGTAGTTTCTTTTACTGACATTCCTTGTTTAAAAAATCTAATGATACTTCTAACCATTCTTGATTCTAAATCACTTCTTGGTGTGAGTCTAAAACTATATTGAAACTCACGTAAGGTAGGACCATTGAAGATGAGTTCCAAGTTTGGATTTAACATCTGTCCGTTCAACCTTCCCAACACTGCATTAGCACCACCAACGCCAGGTATACCACCCAAAAGAAAGGCTTGAATTGCTTGTTTTCCTCCTTGTGTGTTATTACCGAGAGCACTTAAACCATCATTTACTTCTGCTTGAAGTGCTCCAATGAAATTACCTGAATTCATAATTCTAGAACCAGACTGCATCATACCCATTTGCAGATCATTCATTTCACTGTTGTTCCAATTGACAGCATTAGTGTCTGCTAATTGACTAGGTATAGGAAGAGTAACAGATCCTATTGATGTTTTATGTCTGCGGTCTGCTCTTCTTTCTCTTCCACTCACCGCACCCATTGCTGACAGAGGCTCATATGCATACTGTTTGATGGTCATGTAATCAATACCATCTAGAGTAAGAGGATATTTTAAATCACCATATCGTTTCCTAGCTACTGGGGTTGCACGTGGTGGTATTGCTGGTTGTGTTGGCTTTCCTTTATCTCCATCGTTACCTGCACTAGCACTACCAGGATTTTCAAAAATATTTAAACCATCTGCATACTTGTCTAAATTCTTTCTAAGTTCTGGATCTCCTAGTTCTAAGTTTGCTGACTGTCCAAATGCTTGCTTAACAGTTAGTTGACTTTCTTCACCTAACCAATCTCCATCTGTATTAAAGAAGTTACCAGTGTCTAAATTTTGTGTGTATTCTACACCAATTGAGTCTGTAAATTTAGCAGCGACAGCAAGAGATTCAGGATCCCAACTAAAGGTTCCTGGTTTTCCTCCTACTAATACTTTATTAGATACTGTTGACACTATACTCTCTTTTTAGTTATTTAGAACAAAATTTTGGTAGGGAATAGACTTGAGTTCATCAATCTCTGATGGGTTCACATAATATAACTGCCCTACTACCTCCATGAAGGTATAGTTTCTCATTCTATTCCAATGAAAGTTGTATCCCTTGAATCCATTTGGCATGTACTCTGTAACAGCAACGAGAGGATTAGTATCGTATGTAATGTTAGGAGTCTTTGCTTTGTAGATGAATGTGTAGTAGTTTCCTAAGTCAGGTACTGGTGTTACTCCATCTGATAATCTATCAATGATATCCACCATTAGATCATCAGCATCCTCTGTACCTATGAGGTTCTCCACTATACCAGTGAGTCTATTTTCGTAGGGTTCATTTAATGCCAAGTTCTTTTTCCGTAACTACTTTAAAGGTTAATTGTCTCATCTCACAGAATGACCTAGCAGCTTTCCATTTTGCTTGGTTCTTTGCATACTCTGCCACTTCACGTATGAATGTTCTCTTTTGTTTCCTTCCTTTTGTGGGAGGTACACAATGTTTCAATGGTTTAACTTCAATTACATATCTCTTAATCTTACCATCACTTTCTTTGATCTTCATGTAGAAGTCTGGGAAGTAACGGTGAGGTCTGTTGTCTAGAGGAGATATGTATGGTATAAAAAATTCTTCACTACCCCATTCAAGTATATTTTCATTACGATCACACCATTTCATAAACTTTAGTTCCCAAAGGGATCTATAAATGATGTTTCTTGAGTCTCCTTTGTACTTATTTGACTTAGTTGGGGTAAACTTGCCTTTATATGACATACATAGTATAGGGAAACACCATATGGTATTTAGATGGCTGGCAACATACCAGGTACTCGATACAGTACAGCAAGATTTTTAAGTAGGTTTGGTAATCTGGCACAGAGTAGTCAGTACAGGTCTCATATTGGATTTAATCAGAATCTTTATAATGCATTAGTAGCAAATGATATACCTCGTTCATTATTAAATGAGGCAGGGATGCTATGTAAAGCAACCTCACTTCCTGGTTCTCAAGTATCAACACATGATGTAAGAGATTTTTATGGTGTGGTGCAGAAGAGTGCATACATGCGTCAGTTTGATAATACTATTGACTTAACATTTTATATTGATTCTAACTATCAGATCATGTATTTGTTTGAAGCATGGATGGAATATATTATGCCATTGGTAGGGAGGAATCCAAAATCTACTGCCTCATCTTTCGTTGCTAACTATCCAGACAATTATAAATGTGATTTATATCTTTATAAGTTTAATAAAGATATGGATGCTCAATGGAGTGTAGTTAATCCATTCAGACCTAAAGGATCAATTGTTTATTCCTTTATTAATGTCTTCCCACAGAATATATCATCAGCTGATGTATCTTATGACCCATCACAGAACCTTGAGTTTACTGTGACCTTCTCTTATGAAAGATACGTTACAAACAAAACTGGTATTAGAAATCCAGGTAATCTTGGACAGGATAGTTTCTCTGGTCGTTCACAGCCAATGAAGAATACTTCCAAGGACAATCCTTCTAATCCTATTCTTCATAAGGATGGATCTAAGTCTGCCATAACAGATTCGTCTCAGCAACTTACTAAGGATATAGGACAGAAACAATATCCTATAGATAACGGACAGAATACTAACTCAACTGTTAACCAAGAGGTTGGAGAACCTGGAACAAATAATCAAGCAACTACGGGTAATACAAATATTGATGGAGCATGGGGTGACTTTGGTTCTTTAGATTCTTCAGCAGGACAAACTAGTGGTGATAAGAGTCTTAGGAGATATAATACAGGAAGTAACAGCATCGCATAAAGTCTCTAAATAAAGACACATAATATTATATTTTGTTATGCCTTTACCAAAGATTAGTACGCCAAGTTATGAACTTGAGTTGCCATCTACAGGAGAAACGATAACCTATAGACCTTTCTTAGTAAGAGAAGAGAAACTTCTTGTGCTTGCTATGGAGAGTGAGAATCAAAAGGATATATCTAGAGCAATTAAAGAAGTTCTAAAGTCTTGTATCAAATCTAATGTCAAAGTAGATACACTTCCTACATTTGATATTGAATATCTTTTCCTTAACATCAGAGGTAAGTCTGTTGGTGAGGAGATAGAAGTTACTATCACATGTCCAGATGATGAGAAGACTGAGGTTGATATAGTCATCCCTATTGATGAGATACAAGTTCAGAAATCTAAGAAGCATAATGATACTATTAAACTTGATGATACTCTTAGTATGAAGATGAAGTATCCTTCATTGGAACAATTCATTCAGACTAATTTTGATGTGAGTGGATCTAAAGGTTCTCAACTAGAACAGTCCTTTGATCTCATTTCACAGTGTATCGATACTATATACAGTGATGAAGAAGCATGGCCTGCTGCAGAGTCTAGTAAGAAAGAACTCAGTGAGTTTCTTGAGCAGTTAAATACTACTCAGTTTCAAGACATTGAGAACTTCTTTGAGACTATGCCTAAATTATCTTATGATGTTAAGGTTACCAATCCTAAGACCAAGAAGAAGAGCACTGTTACTCTGGAGGGGTTAGCGTCTTTTTTCGGGTAGCGATGTCTCATATGAGTCTTGAGGCATACTTTAGGATTAATTTTTCCTTGATGCAGTACCATAAATATAGCTTGACAGAGATAGAAAACATGATCCCTTGGGAACGTGATGTCTATGTTGACCTCCTCAAACAACATATAGAGGAAGAGAAGGAAAGGCAAAAACAGGATGGCAATTAACGCTAACAACTTTTTTAATCTTGAAGAGGAGGCTAGGACTCAGGGGACTTTGGGTGGCAAAAAATTGACACCTGAACAAAGGAAAGAAGCATTTAAGAAGCAAGGTAAGATAGAATTTAAGACATTTGTTCAGAAGGTTTTAAATAAAAAAGAACCTATGAAACCTGTTGCACCCAAGGCATTGGGTGGTGGTGCAACAAAAGCATTACCTGCTTTTAAAGCAGTACAAGGTGCAGCACCAGAAAAGAGTGAGGTGGCAGAGAGAGTTGCTAATGCTTTTGATAGTAGACTAGAAGATTTATTAAAAAATATTAGAGAGGATGTAGGTGGGATACTTACTGTTGTAGAGAAGCAAGTTGATGTAGAAGAGGACGCAGCAACAGAAGAAAAGCAAGAGACTGAGAAATCAAAACGTAAAGAGAAGGAAGATAAGTCAGAAAGTAAAGAAAAGAAACCAAAGACATCAGGGTTTGTTGAGACATTAACCAAACCCGTGAAGGGTTTATGGGAAAGTATTGTCGAAGGTTTTACGAAGTTGTTGTTGGGTTGGGGACTTACTAAATTCTTAACTTGGTTTGGTAATGATAAGAATAAAAAGGATGTAGAAGCATTTAAAGAGTTCATAGTCAATGCTGTACCTGCTATAGTCAAAGGTATACTTGCACTCGTTGCTCTTAATATAGGATTAACGGTATTAAAGTTTGTTAAATTAATAGCACTTGGTAGTGCTCAGTTATTAACAGGATTACTTGGGTTGACTAAAAGAATTTTTCTTTTTGGAAAATCTAATCCTTGGTTAATGGCATCGATAGGTATTGCAGCTGGTTCAGTGTATGCTGCTAATAGGATACAAAAAAATAGACAAGCATTTGATGAACAAGATGATGATAGTACTTTAACTGTAGAAGAGTTTAGTCAACAAGAGGATAAGAGTAAGGTTAATATTAAACCAAGTCAATCATACAGTGAGGTGGGATCTTTTCCTGGTATGATGAATTTTAATGAAGGTGGTTTTGTATCAGGCCCTGAAGGAGTGGACAGAGTACCTGCAAAATTAACTGCTGGTGAATTTGTAATGAGTAAGGGTGCTGTACAAGAGTATGGTGCTGATACGCTTGCTAATATGAACTCTGCTGCTGGTGGAACCAATAGACCTAAAGGAAATAAGTTTGAAGGTGGTGGTCTTGTAGGAAATTTAAATACAATGACTAAATCTAAAGTACCAAGTAAAGGACCAAGCGAAGGTGGTCTTGGTATGACTGGTGGTGGTAAGGATTTTATTGGTAGTGATCAGAAAAATCTAAGATTTACAGGCCCTAAAAAGGAAGCATATTTCTTAAGGGTTAAGAAGAAGACTGGTGAGATACAGATATGGAACGAAGAGTTTCTTTCTGATAAGTTTGTTGGATCAATGGATCCAAATACTAAGAAAATAGATTACAATAATAATCTATGGGGTGGAGCAAAAGGATTTGAGAAAGACTTCTTTAACAAACAAAAGAATAAGCAGATGGTTCTTAGTAGAGCAAGTAATTTGATAAAGAAATCTAGTGTTGCAGGAGAGATAACTGAAAAGAAAGCAGATCAACTTATCAATAACCCTCCAGGTAAACAGAAGAAAGGTAAGGTGATTCCAGTCACCACTGGTGGAGGTGGTGGAGGATCTCAAGGTGGAGGTGGTGGTGAAGTGCCACAAGAGTTAATGTTCTCTGCTATTGATAAGCAAAATCATTATAGATCAATGGTTGCAGCAATGTGTAACATACTAGAGGATGTATAATGGTAGGATTAATAGGAAACCTTGCTAAGGGAGCACTAACTAAACCTAAGCAAAAGAAAGTAAACCCACAAAATCTTATTCAAGCTAGTAGTGATAAGAAAGAACAGTCTAAACCAAAGGGTACTTTGGTTCCTTCACCTAGTGGTGCTATTGTTAAGATTATAGATGTAAAAGCACCAGTTAAGAAAGATTTTATTACTGGTGGTGATCCTGCTTTAGAGCAGATGAATGTCATCAATACTAAAACGTTTGATATTATAAAAGCATTAAAGGGGCAACAGGATGCAAAGAAAAAGAGAGCTAAGTCAAAGAAGAATCTTTTTCAATGGATGTCGAGAAAGAATAGGGAAGAAGGTAGGGAAGAAGAAAAAGGAGGAGGACTCAAGATACCTTTAGTAGGAAAGATTGCTGCTGGTGCAGGTAATTTACTTGGTGCTATATTAAAGACTCTTGCTATATTATTTGCTGGATGGTTGACAAAGTACCTCCCTCGGATCATTGAAACTGTTCGTAAGTTTGTTGATATTGTTGGTAAGATACTTAACTTTGTCAAACCAATTGCAATATTGTTATTTGATATAGGTAAGTGGATTGTTACTAATGGTACTAAACTCGCTGCTAAGTTGGTAGGAGTTGATCCAAAAATTACTGAAGAGAATAGTATTATCCAGAACCTTAATGAAATACAAAAAAGATTTCCATTACTTGAAGCAGCCTTTGCTGCGTTCCTTGTGTATAAAGGGACTGGTGGTATTAGAACGCTAAGAAAACCTCGTGGCAAACCTAATATTAAACCTAAAACATCTAAAGTTAGTGGAACACAATCAAATATAAAGACCTCATCAAAGACTTCTAATTTAGTAAGAACTAAACATGGTACATCTGCTCAAAGAATTTTTGATAATGCAATAGACAATGGTAAGAGTGCTGCTAGTGCTAATGCAGAAGTTCAGAGAGCATTAAAATCAGGTAAGATAACATCTAAACCAGACTTTGGATTGTCAAGTAAAGGTAAAGAAGCAGGAAAAGTTTTGAAGGGCGGTCCTATTAGATCTATCAGGAGGATGGGGATCAAAACATTAGGTAGAACTAAGAGTTTAGGTCTTGCTAGATTTGGTACTAAGGTTGCTAAACTTGCTAAACTTCCTGTCATTGGTGGACTTATAGTTGCAGTGACTCAACTACTATCAGGAGAACCACTTGGAAAAGCATTGTTTATGGGTATTGGTGCAGGTCTTGGTGGTATTATTGGTGGATTAATTGGTGCTGCTGGTGGTCCTCTTGCTATTGCTGGTGCTATTGTAGGTGAGTTACTTGGTACATTTGTGGGTGAGTTATTATATGAAGGGTTCATGGGTAAAGGATGGGGTGCTGCTGGTGAGAAACTTATGCAGGCTCTGAAAGGTATCTGGGAGGGTATGATTAAACCATTGGGTACATGGCTTAAAGGTGTGTTTAGTACATTCATAGAAAAATTCAAAGCAGCACCAGTAAATAAACTTCCTTTTGGTGCTACTAACTGGATTAATATATTAAATCCACTTATAACTGCTCCTCTTTTATTCAAATCTTTCTTTGGACCACCAAAGGATGATGGAGTGAAAAGAAATATCCTTGGAATTGAAATGAAAGATCAAAGAGATGGATCTTCTGATGTAGATGTAGAACAGACAACTGATGCTGGTGATCTTGAATTTACTGGAACCTCAGATACTCAATCATCTAAGGCAGATTCTATTGGTACTTCTGCTTCTTATGATAAAGTAGAAGGAGGTGACACAACGATTATAACTAATGGTGGTGGTGCTATTCCTTCTGGTGGAGGTGGTGGTTCATCCTTGAGTTTAGTTGGTGGTAGCGATTTCTATAGGGCTGCACAGTTAAATAGAAAGAAGTCTAACCTTGCACAAGTCTGGGCATAAACATGGCAACAAGAGATTATCAAGACGTATTTGTAAATGAAAAGTTTCTTGGCAGAGATGCTGAGAAAGCAGAGATTAAGAAACTTACTGCAAAGAATCAAAAGACTGGAAGAGGTGTTGATCTTAAAGGTGGTTTAGTTGAACTAAAATATTTTGAAAGTATTTTATCTAATAATATTACAGGAAGATTGATTATTGCAGACACTGGTTCTTCTGTACCTGTTGATCAGGAGTTAAAGAATGTATTAGATGGATTACCTATAAGAGGTGGAGAGAATATTGATCTTAATATGTTAGACACTGAAGGTAATCAAATTAAATTAGAAGGTGCAGCAAGTGGAGATGGATTGTATGTTAATAGAGTGTCAGAAGGATATACTGATGAGAGTATGACTAAAACATTAGTTCAACTTGACTTATGTACCAAGGAATTCTTTAGTAATGAACAGACCAGAGTGCCTGGTAGGTATAGTGGTAAGATATCAGAGTCAGTTCAAAAAATATTAAAGAATAGATTAAAGACTGATAAGAATCTTGATATTGAGGAGACTGCTAACAGTTATAACTTTATTGGTAATGATAAGAAACCATTTTACACTGTGACTTGGTTGATGACTAAAGGTATCCCTGCTGATGGTGCTTATGGTAAGACTGCTGGTTTCTTTTTCTTTGAGAACAAAGAAGGATTTAAATTTAAATCAGTTGAGTCATTGATTGGACCAACAAAAGGTGGTGGTAGTGCAGATAAGAAAAAGACAAAGAAGTTTCAATACACAGGTACTAAAGATATTAAGAAAGGGTATAAAACAATAAAACAATTTAAAATTAATAAGAATATTGATGTGCAAGAGAAACTTACCATCGGTGCATATAATAATAGTACTACTTTCTTTAATCCATATGATTTTACCGTGAAGAGTAAAGACTTTTCGATGCAAGAGGATCAAGTAGGTAAAGTAAAGAGTGCTGGTAAAGAAATAGCATTTGTTGCAAAAGAATTTAGAGCAGGGCCTACCAGAGGTATGAGTGCCATACTTGACATGGGAACCTTACCTGTTGGAGTTGGAGCAACTGAGCAAGTAGATAATTGGAAGAAGGATAGAGAGAACCTAAATGATAAGGTAAGAGAAAGAATGTCTCAGTCAGTTACTAGATACAATCAGATCTTTTCTGTTAGTGTTGATCTCCTGATAGAAGGTGACTTTTCTTTGAAGGCTGGTGATACAATATACTGTGAGTTCCCTGATATTTCTGCTAAAAAGGAGGTAAGTAAGGAGACTAGTGGTCTATATTTGATTTCTAGTCTATGTCATAAGGTTGCTGGAGGAAAGGCCAGCACATCTTTGAACCTTATTCGTGATTCCTTTGGAAAGAAAGGGGCTTAAATATAGTAGGAGCAATTAAACTATGACAACCAAAACACCAGACCACGATTTAAATCATGAAGTGTATATTGATCCTAAGGATCATAAGGAGCATATCAATCATGGTATGATTGAATATACTGAAGAAGATTTAAAGATGCACAATGATGCTTTTCATGCACATGATGAATCAGAAGTGAATAAGAATGATGGTAAGATTAATGACTGGCACACACGCCACGAAGATAAGCACCTAGAAGTTTATTGTGACAATCATCCAGATTCACTAGAATGTAGAGTGTATGACGACTAATGATTGATGAGTCTCTGTTAAAAAGTCATAATATAGGTAAGGATGGATTCTCCTGGTGGATAGGACAGGTATGTGAGTCCGACACTTGGGCAGCCAATTTTCCTGAGTTGCCTGTTGATACTGATAAAGATCTACCAGGATTTAGAAGAAGAGTTAAGGTATCAATCCTTGGATACCATACGTATTCAAAGGAAGAGTTACCTAATGATGATTTGCCTTGGGCATATTGTCTGATGCCTACCAGTGCTGGTGGTGGTTCAGGTGGATTCTCTGAGTCACTTGCCCTCACTGGTGGTGAGTGGGTGTTTGGTTTCTTCTTAGATGGTACTGATGGTCAGCAACCAGTTATCATAGGTCTGTTTGATAAGTCAACACAAGAAGATTTTAGGAAAGATATACCAGACATTCGTTATGAACCTTTCTCTGGTTTCACTAACGAAAAACCAGCACCTCTTACTAACATTAAGAAACTTGATACAGTAGAGTCAGAAGGTACAGGAGATGCTGATCAGCAAATAGGTGGTGGTGAAGTAAAGACACAGAAAGAAAAGTTTATAGAATCTGCTACGATTGAACAGGGAGATGCTGTAGAGGTATTAAATCAGGCAGAAGTTTTTGTTAAAAAGAATTTAGAAGCCACTGGCAACATGCAGGTGGCAGATAACTCTGAGTGTGTTGACTATCAAGATGCGATTAGTCAAGGAGTGCAGAGGTTATCAAAAGTAACCACAATAATGGAAGAAACTAATGGAGTTACTGTAGAAAAAGAAGGACTCAAGATTGGTAATATTGAAGGAGAGGAGAAGAGATTATCATCTATTATTGCTACTGCACAGAAATTCTTGCAGACGAATGCAATGGGTGCAACTCTAGAGAAGATGTCAATGGCTGCTTCTAAGTTTAATAGTGTTGCTCCATTGAGTCAGATGTTAAAGGCTGATGATGCTAATGATGAAGCTTCATCTAAACTTATTCAAACATTTTCTGAAATTATTTCTGCTCTTCCTTTAGATGCTGCTAACTTTGTTAAAGAAACAAAAGGTAAACTTGTAAGTCAACCACCATGTGTTGTAGAGAATTATACTGGAGCATTGTTGGGTAAGTCTTTGGGTAGTATTGACTCAAAGATGAATGGTATAATGGGAGATGTTAATAAGGTACTTTCTTCAGTAGATAAGGGAGGATCCTTTGCCAAGATGGGTATGGGTGCTGCCAAGTCTTTGATGGGTGGTGGTGGACTTAACTCTATTCTTTCAGAAGGATTAAATTCTTTAGGTGGTTTGAGTATTGGATTGGATGGTATTCAAAAGTTTAGTACATCATTTAAGAAAGTTTATCCTGGTCAGATGAAACTTCCTTGTCCTAAAGGAAAAGAACTGAGTGCTTTGAGTGGTGGTATGCCATTACCTCCACAAATGGAGAAGATGGGTAATGTTTTAGAGAAATTTGCAGCAGATAGCACGGGACTTTCACAGTTAGCATCAGGTATTAGTAATTTTACTGATGTTAATTCACTCTTTAGTACTGCTATTGATCTTGATAATATTAATGTAGCAGATTTAGGTGGTCTTGGTGGTATCACAGATGCTTTGGGTAAGGCAAAGAACCTATCAGGTTTTGCCAATTTCCCTAGTGGTACTGGAGAGTCTATTATTGAATCTGCTAAGACTATGTTAGCAGGAGGAGATACTTTTGATGCTGCTCTGTCTGCTGCAGAAACTATTTTTCCTGGTGGTAGAGAGTTTATTAAAGAGACATTCCAGAATCAAATACAAGGTCAAAGATTTTCTGGTAGTGCGTGTGAGACTGGACCTATTGCAAGTGGTCCTCCTATCATAGAGATATGGGGTGGTGGAGGAAAGGGTGCTACTGCTAATGCTGTAGTAGGGCCTAATGGAAATCTTTTAGCAGTAGATGTAACAAGACAAGGACAAGGATATAGTACAACACCATACTGTGCTGTGATTGATAGGAGTGGTGTTGGTTTTGGTGCAGTTATTAAAGCAGTGATAGATGAAGATGAGGTTGAGAAGACAGGTTCATCAGGTGTTATTAAGATTATAGTTGTAGAACCTGGTTGGGATTACCTATCAAGTCCTGATGGTAGTGTTGGTGGTAATGGTGTGAAGTTTGCTGCTGCTGATAATACAGTGGTTAAAGATAAGGAGGGTAGGTTCTTACCATTCAAACCTAAGAGAGGTGTAAAGGTTCCTCCTGGTGCTACCATTTATCTTCCTGTTGGATCTACATGTCAGTTACCTGTCAGTGCAATAACAACTAACGGAGATCCTGTATTTGATGCTGCTACTAAGGTAAAGGGTAAGATTAAATCGGTACAAGTTAATTTAAGAAAAGGTTATAAGGGTTTCCAGAAAGTAACAGACGGATCAGTTGAAGGTGCTGGTCCTATTCTTAGCATTCGTGATGCAGTTAATGATAGAAAGATTAGTAATCTTCTTGAGGTTCAGACAGGTAATCCTTTTAATCTTGACTACCAACCACCAAATATATTAAAAGATTATACTGATAGAGTAATAAAAGCTAAGAAGGGAACTATAGAGTTATCAAGATTTGGTGCAGAAGGAGTTGATCCAAAGGCAAAGAATAAGGAATGGGTAAGACAACAGTATCATTCTTTATTCTGTAGAGAACCTGATGCTGGTGGTTGGAGGTATTGGCAAGAAAGACTTAGGGTAGGTGACACTAGGGCAAAAGTTCTATCAGACATGAAGATTGTCACACCTGAATATGCTACTCGTCAAGCAAAGATTAAGTCAGGTGAGGTTAATCCTGAAGAATGTAGATTTAGATGGGATAAGATACCACCTAGAGTAGATAATTTTAGTACATTAGACCCTTGGAATGCAGACCTTGAAGTTGGTTCTATCTACACCTTTAGAGGTGTGTACAATCATCATGAACCATTAACTGCAGCACAAATAGCAGACCCCTATGATTTAACTAGAGGTAACTATAGGTATTTTGTATTTGATTATGTGATGGAGGTTGTAGAGACTTCAACGGGATATCCTTGGGCCTTAGGTATTGATAGGAATAAAACTAAGTGGTGGAAGTTAAATCAAATAAAATATGTTACTGGTACTCAAGACTTTGTTAATGGTGAGACTGTTACGAAATGGATGAGAGATTATCAGGGTAGATTATATGAGTTAAACATAACTGTTTGTACTTTTGATGATAATACTGCTGAAGTAATAGGTCATGGATTAGCAACTAACTCAGAAGGATTTGAGGTAGTAAAGACTCCTCTTCCATGCAATCCTCCTATCACTCAGACTAAGGATGCTAATTACCAACCAGTGAGATGGTATCGTGAGAAACCTTTTAGACCTAGAGCTAGGAAACCTCAGACTCAGGTTACTACAACTAAGAGAACAGTACCTCTTAATTTTGCAGGATTACATGTTAAAAATAATCCTATAAGGGTTACAGATAGTGGGAAGAGATTACATTTGAAGGATGGGCATGGTAATGATGCTAATGCAGAATTTATTATTGATACAGGTAATGTTAAATTTAGTGGTGATGGTAGAAGTATTGTAGGAGCAGGTAAGGCTACTATTACTTTGAGGTGGAATGATAATCCAGGTTCAGCTGGAACAGCACTTGGTAGCATTGGATTTGGAGGAAAAACCTGGACACAATCAGGTAGGAGTGGATCTCTAACACAGACTGTTGATGTTGGTGATATGATAGTAGATGTGACGGAAGTTAAACCGACGAAGGTGGAGAAAGATACTAACATTTACACTGACAAATATGTTCAAGGATTAGGGCATATTATTGGTAGTGAGAAACATACTCTTGCTAGAGAGATAAGTTTAGTCTATAATAGTTTTGGTGAGAAGAAGTTGGGTTATGCTTATCAAGATGGAAGAAAATATATGGACAAGGGAGGTCTTGAGTATTGGATACAAGGATATCTAAAACATTTGAAAGATGTAAGAAGGGGATTGAGTTGTGAGAGTGAAGACTTTGAAGTTAAGCAATCGACTGCTGGAAAACCAGTGCCAGTTACTTTCAATGTTAAAACTGCATCACTCTATGCTGATAGTGTGAGGATAGAAGGTTTGAATATTAATATTGGAAAAGAATATGGAGATGGGGTAGATATTACTGAGAGTGTTACAAGACAGGTTGAGTATGGAAAGGTTTATGCTGTGACATTTAATAGTGTTCAAGGTGTTGAACGCTTAAGAAACAATGGTGATAATACTATTGAGATGGAAGATCTTCCACCAAACAGAGTGCAATCTGTTTACTTTGATGACATAGTAATCAATTCATCTATAGGAAAGTTCTATAATATACAAGGAAATACTTGTAGTTTTAAAGTTGAAGCACTTCCTCTTCCTTCTGTTATACAGAAGAAAAGGAAAAAGATAGAACCTATTACAGAGGAAGAGTATCAGAACTATAAGAATAATTTGAATCAGAAACCTGAACCTCATGCATTTGCATGTGTGAAGAAAGATATTCTACGTGCTGCTAAGATAAATTTTGATGAGTATGGTCAATTAATTAAAGAAGAAACTTATTGTGAGTGGGCTAGAGAGTATGTGGATGAGGTGCAGAAAGTATTCAGACCTACTAATACAATAGGATATATTGTTCCTTGTGGTGCTGAGATTACTACTCCCGAACCTCCTGGTCCTCCAGTACCACCACCAACATATCCTACTACTTTAGAGGTTGATGAGATAATTATTAATACTTGTGGTGGAGGTTATAATACTGATGATACATGTTTCTTTAATGGTGATCCACGACCTCTTAAGTTAACTCCTACTGGTGGTGTTATCGGTATAGATGGTCCACTTACAGGTCCATTCTTAGATTACCCAGTGATTACAATAAATAGCGACACGGGTGCTGGTGCGGATCTTGAAGTCACACTGAAAGTGGTTCCTGTTCCAGAGGATCCTGAATTATTACCTGCTAATATTGTCGAGGTTATTGATTGTGTGGGTAAAAATATCTTTATTAAGGAGAGTTAATGGGTAAGTCAGTAAAGGATGATCCGTCTAAGAGTACTAGGTGGGCGTGGGCAAAACAAACACCTGATGGGGTTTTATCATCAGGTAATCTTTCTGCTGACAAAGTAAAACATGCTTGGCAGTTGATGAACGGGAATGATTCTCGTCATCGCATTACAATGGACAAAGATGGTGCAAGAAAAGGACGCACCATGATGGAAGCTCCTGGTGGAATGACTCTTAAGTTGGGTCAGGATATGGAAAGAGAACCATCAAGACCAGGACCATTCGTAGATGGATTAAGAAGCAGAGGTAACAATACTTTTGCTATTCAGGTAGAGAACGGTAATTTGAATATTGATTGTCAGAATGGAGATCTTAATATCAGAGCAAGGAATATAAACTTTGAGATTGGTGATGAAAATAATGAGGGTGGTAACTTTAGTGTCAAAACTAACGGTGCTTTTAGTGTCATATCTAAGTATGCTTTTCTTCATAGTAATGAGCAGACTACCGTTTCTTGCAATAATATGCTAAGATGTTTAGGTAATCAAAAACTAGAATTGCTTGGAGGTATTACTAAGATGATGTCCAACAGTACTAGGGGTGACAATGCTATTAAACCAGACCTGATGGACACACCAGATCAAATACCTGCTAGGAATGATAAACCTTATGAGGGCGGTCCTCAGACTGAAAGAAAGGGGCCAATACCTTGGCATATTCCTGGTGTATCTAATTAATCGTATAAAAAAATGAGCAACGTTATTGACAGTGCATTAGTACTAAAAGACTTAGTAGTGGGTGGTGGTACAGCACAAGAACCATCAGAACAGAAAGCTATTGGTGCAGGAAATGAATTACTGCATGGTAGCGTAGATGTTTCAGGTGTAGTGCATGTTGGTGCTGAAGCATTTGATAAAGGACAATCTACTTTGATGGTTGCCACTAGTCGTCATCAGAAATCTGATAGGGCGTTAGCAGTTGAAGGTAATGCTGTAATCAATGGTGATGCTGATTATGTTTTGAAGGTGGGAGGTAATGCCTTCTTTGATTATGGTGACATTGGTGATCTTCAAGCAAGATTTGATACAGCAGATGGCAGACCTAAACCATTTGATATGGTTCATCCCTCTAGAGGTGAGGGACATCGCTTAAGATACGCATGTATTGAGGGCCCTGAGGTTGGTGTATACTATAGAGGTAGACTGAGGAACAAGAAGGAGATTACTCTTCCTCATTATTGGAAGGATCTAGTACACGTAGAGAGTATTTCAGTTCAGTTACAACCTATTGGTTCTCATCAGGACATCATCATAAAGAGATGGGATGCTGAGAAGATATATCTTCAGTCCAATGGTGGATTACCAATTGACTGCTTCTATCATGTGTATGCAGAGAGGAAGGATGTGAATGCTCTTATTACAGAGTATGAAGGTGGTAGTTGGCAAGATTACCCTGATAGCAAGTACTATGATGATCCTCAGTACCAAGGGGTTGTCAATACGAAGACGAAGTGATATAATATTTCTATCTGTCAGATTATGATGAAACTCACTGGACGTTTAAAAGTTGGAAACCGCATTGTAATTCCTGAAGAAGTGAACCCAGAATCAATTGTGGTTCACCTCACACCTCATAGGGTGTGGCAAGAATTATATGTTAGTTCGATTGATTATGGAAAATTTATTGAGGTAAGATCCAACTCAGGAAATAATATTGATTGTTTCTATGTTGTGGAGGCTGAAGAACTTGGAAGATGATGCTTGGTTAACTAGATGTGTGGTTGATACCACTGCTCGCACTTTCTATCTTTATAGTAGTGATGGAGAGACTAGGACTGTTACATGCGAAACTACTGAGCAATTTATGGACGTTTTAAATTTATGTCGTACCATGTTGGATGACGAATTAGTTTACACTGAACCTACTGTTTCTAAAACATGAAAATCGCACTTGCTGCTCTTATTGCCTTTGGTTCTGTTAGTCCAGCACTAGCAGACTATCAACCAGGATATTCTTCTAGTCGTACTTGTTTTAAGACAGAGTATCGAGAAGAATATGTACCTGGTGATGCTAATGATCCTGGTTATGTAAAATCATGGAATGAAACCCTAGAAGTCCCTTGTAATGGTGACACAGCAGAGGGTAGAGTATATAAGAGACATGTTACTGTCTATGAGAATGTAGACACTAATGATTGCTCTGAAGGTACAGTAGCAGGTGGATTACTTGGTGGTGGACTAGCAGGGTTTGGTTCACGTGGTAAAGATAGATGGTGGGCAATACCTGCTGGTATCATTGGTGGTTCCATGATAGGATGTGCTATAGATGGAGGCTGATATATTATTTCGATTTTTGATTCCATTAAAGCCCGAAAAAAAATTCAAGGCATTTTTTGCCCTATTACTTTTTTAGAAAATGAACGAAGATAAGTATTCTGACTTTTATCTGGAAATATGCGAATATTACGGATATGAAGTAAAAGACGGTAATTTCATAAAATCAAAAAAACCACTAGAAACGTCATATTTCGAGAAATTAAGAAAAGTTGATTTATCTTAATAATCTCTTAATTAGCAAAAGTTCATATATATAAAAGCATATAGTGTAATTTTCAGATGAAGAAAATCTTATTGATTGCTTCATTATTATTTTTAGGTGCAAGTGGTGTAAAAGCTGATATTGTGCATCGAATTTCTGCGAGTACTCAGCTGACGGTGGATGCCGCAGCTAGTAATGCACAGAGAATTGGAAGTAGTTATACCGTCCAAGGTACTAACATCACTGCTGGTACTATGGGTGGGTTAACAGCCCAGACTGGTGCTACAGCAGCTGCTGGACATACTGATGGTGTATATACTGTCACCACAGCTGGTGATGCATTCAGCCTTACTGAAAGCTTCACATTAGGCGATGCTACTAATACCATCGGTGCTGGTAGTGATGTCACAGCATATGTCTATACTGCTGCTGATAGTAGTGGAACTCCTTCTGCACAACAGGCATGGGGTAACGTTACTGATTTACCAGCATTTGGTAATACTACAACGACAGCAGGCGGATATACTGGTTCATTAGCTGGTACGATTGCGACAGATGGAGCAATTACTTTAACAGCTGGTGGAAGTGGTACTACAGCTACTGGCCAAATCGTATCAGAGGTCACAATACGGTGATTAGGATGAAGAAATTCTTTCTACTATTTTTATTATTATTACCGACGAAAACCCTTGCAGTACCTGTGGTTCCCAATTTTCAGCAGGGCTCAATGACGAGCCATACTGAGACTGAATCCACAATAACTGAAACTATAAACTCAATTGATTACAGGACAGGATGGGAATACACAGTGACTGGGATGGGCATCGAGAACGATGGTGCGGCTTTAAACCCCACAGTCAATTCTACTCAGGTGACAATAACACCAGCGACGGCAACAACTGCCACAGAGGGAACAGGAGTAACAGGAGCACTAACAAGTTCCTTCGACTCATTAGATCTCTCAACGGCAGGACAATTTACAATCTCCGAACCAGGAGGAAGTTTCCAATTTACTCAAAGTTATTCTGGACCAGGGATGACCAACCAGACAATAATACAAAGAGTAACCGCCGTAAAATCCGTCACAGATACAACAAGCACCTTTACGCAATAGGGGCTTCACTACTAACTGTAGTTAATCCCACCATAGCATTAGCAGAGAATGTTGGTGGTGTATCAGCAACTGCTAATCCTATAGCCAATAGTTCGGGCTCAGTCACGAACCAAGCTATTCAGGTTTTGCAAGGTCCATACGTGACTAATACTTATGGCAATCAGATAAGTTGTCAAGGTTCAACTTTTAATGCGACACCATATATTCAATATAGTAATACTTGGAGCGATCCATTTGAAAGAGTTTATTATGAACCACAATACAATAATATTGATGTTGAAGGTAAAACGGTAGAGCAACAAGTCACTGTTAAGAACTATCCTTGGGAATCTTGGTATGATACTAGGGTAAGAACTGATCCCAATGATCCTAAGTATGATGAGGATGGGGATGGTAATCCAGATAGATGGTGGGAAGATGGTGCAGATATGGTTATTACACAGGATGTTGTAGTTGGCGATGGAATACCAGATAATCCAGGACAAGTAATCTGGGAAAAACCAGTTCGTACTGAAATGAAGGCAAACAATAATTTTAATATTGGATTATCTGCTACATTTTCATTACCACTTGATAAGAAATTACAACAACTTTGTAAGCAAGCAGCTACGACACAAATAGAGCAACAAAAGCAATTAACTGCTAATAAGCGGTTAGATTTTGAAATAGCTAGACTTAAAAATTGTGGTGAACTCATGAAATCTGGAATTATGTTCCATCCTAAGTCACCTTATGCTTCTATATGTGCTGATGTGGTATTGGTAAATCCACCAGGAACTATTAAACCTCATTCACACGACTTACCTCAACTTACTTTCCCTGAAGGAGACGAGCAGCCTTCACCGCAGCATTCGCCTCCTTCTGCTTCATCTTCCTCTCTTGAAGAGATAGAATCTTCTCCTCCTTCCCCATCATCTTCTGAATCTTCGCCATCGTCTTCTTTATCGCAGGCTTTATCACTTTCAGGAGTAAATCCGCTAGGGGTTTGGCAAGTAGGGCAGATGAAGTCGCTACCACAGCAATAGAGGCTGTAGTTGTTACAACATTAGCAGAAGGTAAATATTTTTCTACAAATCCAATATCTTCCCATAGGGTTACACAGATATATTCATCTGGATTTTTAGGATCTCGTTGTAATTCATATTCTTTAACTTTTTCTGTACCTGCCTGATTTAAGTCTCCTATGCGTCTTGCATTGGGTGGAGGGCATGGTTGATCCTCTGAGGTGTTTCCGCCTGTTACAGGGGGTTTTGGTGTTTCTGGAGCAATAGGGTCTGGTGGGTCACCAGTGTCAACTCCTCCTTGGTTATATTCTTGTTCTCCGTAAATGGTTTGCCATTGTAATCTATTTGCTTCATAATTGACTGGATTGAAATATGGCATTCCTCCATCACATAGTACGACGTTTCCTTTTGGGTCGTCATTTACTAAATTTTTATTTTCTGATACGACATTAACACCATTTTTCCTTCTGGCATTTTCTTTCTGCATTGCCACACAACCAGGCATATCCACAATTGGTTTACCAATTTGTACTGTGACTGGTACATCCATTTCACCTGTATATGGTTGATTAATCATCCATATACGTTTATCTGATATTTCCATAATATTGGTTGAATTAGTTTGAACAGTGTAAATAGATCTAATATTTATTCCACTAATACCAACATTGGGTACATTGATATTATTGGTGTTTATATTACCAATACCTGCATCATGAATGTCAGGAATCATTTGTTTTCTGGTAATTTATTACGATAATCACCCTGTGGTTGTATACCTTGCACAGAACCAGTGGTTTTTGGCCATGCTTGGTAAAGAGCCTCTCTAACTTCTTCTCTGACTATTTGTCGAAGTTCAGTTGCTTCTGCTTTTGCTCTCTTTTGTGGTCCTCCACTGTAGTGATCAATCGCTTGATTACCCCCTACAATTGAACCAGTACCAATAACTGCTACTGCTGTTCCAGCCGTTGCCATTTTTTGTAAGTCCATAGCTATAAATAGGTTCCTCTTATATTTACTAAATAAAATATAGCAAATACCTGGTTATAAAGAAGATGCCTCTTAGTCGTCTGCAAAATTTCCTTAAGAGTGTCAGGGGAAATATATTATATGTAAACCCTACGGATCTTGATGCGACTGATAGTATCGAGAATCAGGGTAACTCACTGACACGCCCATTCAAGACTATTCAACGTGCTTTAGTAGAAGCATCAAGATTTTCATATCAGACAGGATTGTCGAATGATAGGTTTGCCCAAACAACAATCCTATTATATCCAGGAGATCATGTAGTAGATAATAGACCAGGATATATTGCAAATGATGGTGGTGGTGGAACAGCAGAATATACGAGTAGAGATGGTACGACAGGACTAGCAATATCTCCATTTGACCTTACGTCAAACTTTGACTTAGAATCCTCAAGTAACGTACTGTATCAGTTAAACAGTATTCATGGTGGTGTTATTGTTCCACGTGGTACTTCTATTGTTGGACTTGATCTAAGAAAGACAAAAATACGTCCTAAGTATGTTCCAGATCCAGAAAATGCAAATGTTGAGACATCTGCTCTCTTCAGAGTAACTGGAGGATGTTATTTCTGGCAGTTTAGTATATTTGATGCAAGTCCAACAGGACAGGCATATAAGGATTACACTAAAAACACATTCTTACCTAACTTCTCTCACCACAAGTTAACTTGTTTTGAGTATGCCGATGGTGTTAATAATATTGACATCAATGATAGTTTCTTAAATGTATCTAAGGACTTCACTGATCTTAACAACTATTACTATAAAATATCTGACGTTTATGATGATGCGTCTGGTAGACCAATTGCTCCAGATTATCCTTCTGGAAATGTTGATATTGAGCCTGTTATTGATGAAACAAGGATTGTTGGACCTAAAGGTGGTTCTGTAGGTATTAGTTCTATTCGTTCTGGTGATGGTGTAACTGGTAATACTACTATTAGTGTTGAGACTTCTACTGCTCTTACAGGTCTTACAGTTGATATGCCATTACGTATCGAGGGTGTTACTGCATCTGGATATAATGGACAGAGAACTGTTGCTAGTGTAGGTTCTGGTTCTACCACATTTACTTATGAAGTTGATACTATTCCATCAACTCTATTTGAGACTCCATCTAATGCTAAGGCAGAGTTACAGGTCGATACTGTAAGTTCTGCATCTCCATACATCTTTAACTGTTCACTCCTTTCTGTATATGGAATGAATGGTTTATATGCTAATGGATCTAAGGCATCTGGATTTAAGTCTATGGTTGCTGCCCAGTTCACTGGTATATCACTTCAGAAGGATCCAAAAGCATTTGTTAAGTATAATACTACTTCTGGTGTATATGATGATAGTACAACAGTAGATAATATTACTGCCAATTCACTTGCAAGATATAAGCCTGCTTATAGTAACTATCATATTCGTTGTGCTAATGATGGTGTTCTACAGATTGTATCCTGTTTTGCTGTTGGATTTAATGGACATTTCTTAGCAGAGAGTGGTGGTGACCAATCTATTACCAACTCTAACTCTAATTTTGGTGCTGTTGGTCTTGTTGCTGATGGATTTAAAGAGAATGCATTCGCAAGAGATGATGTAGGTTATATTACACACATTATTCCTCCTAAGGAGATTACAACATCTGATTCTGCACTAGAATTTGTATCATTAGATGTTAACAAGACTCTTAGTGTTGGTAATACATCAAGATTATATCTTTATGACAAGACTAACTCTGCTGTTAAACCAGAGACTGTATTACAAGGTTTCCGTTTAGGTGCTAAGAAGGATGATAAGTTAAAGGTTCTTCTTCCTATTGCTGGTGTTACTACTGAGTATAGTGCCAGAATTATAATGTATAATACTGCGTTCTCTTCTGATGAACCCAGTTCTGTAAAGACATTTACTCTTGATAGATCTGCTGTTGGTATTAACAGTATTACTAATAGTATTTTAACTCTAACTTCTGATCATAACTTCTTGTCTGGAGAAAGTGTAAGAGTTAGTTCTGAAAATGGACATCTACCAGACGGTATCGAAGAGAAATTAACTTATAATATTATTGATACTAGTATTGATAGTAGTTTGGGTGCTAATCAGATTAAGTTAGCACAGAACGAAACAGACGCACTTGCTGATAACTTTGCTACTCTTAATAATAAGGGTGGTATTATTACTATTGAGTCTAGAGTTTCTGATAAACTTGCTGGTGATGTGGGTCATCCAGTTCAGTATGATACTGGAGAAAAGCAGTGGTATGTAAACGTTGCTACGGCTGCTACAGAGAATAATATTTACTCTACTGTTATTGGATTCTCTACTGCTATAGGAACTAACACTCCTAGAAGTTATATTAGTAGAAGATCTGATGATAGATCACAGCAGGATAGTTTATATCGTGCTCGTTATGTAGTTCCTGCTGGTGTATCTTCTGCACGTCCTCCTATTGATGGATATGTTGTTCAAGAAAGTTGTGCTGACATTGAAACTACAGCAAATATTCAGTTAGTTACTCTTACTAATGCTGTTCAGCAGCGTAATGAGAGATTTATTGCTGATGCGAACTATAATAGCACTACTGGTATTGCTACAATTACAACTGAGATACCACACAACTTAGAAACTGGTGCTCAGGTTCAAATACTTAATATTGTAAGTTCTAATAACACTACTGGTGTTGGAACATCTGGTTATAACTTTAAGAAAGAAGTTACTGGAATTATTTCTGATAGATCATTCTCTGTTGCACTATCAGATGATCCAGGAACATTTGATAATGATACTAGTACAAGGACTATTGACCTTCCATACTTCAAGAAGAAAGATTATGCTACTAATTTCTATACTTATAGATCTACTGAAATTAAGAAGCATGTTAAGGATCAACAGGATGGTGTCTATCACTTAACCATATTAAACTCTTCTAACAGTCCTAACATAAGTCCATTTAGTAGTGAGAAGTTCTCTCAGAACATTATTGACTTATATCCACAGGTTGATAGGGATAATATTGATTCTGATCCACAGTTTGCAAGAAGTTTTGCTACACCTGATAATATTGGTGAAGTCTTAACTAATGATCTTAAGAAATCAATTACTAAGGAAAACCTTATTCGCTTTGGCCGTGACTCTAAGGTTGGACTTGCTATTACTGATATTGTCAGTGACATTGTAGTTGGTACTTCTCATACAATCTATACAGACAGAGACCACGGACTCTTTGGTGTTAAGTCAGTTGGACTTGGTTCTACTGGATTTGGTTATGGTAGTGGTGCTGCTGGAACTCTTTATAACGCAACTCTAACTGCTATTGGTTCTTCAACAGTTGGTAAGTCTGCTACTGCTGAAGTTGATGTTGATGCTATTGGTGGTATCACTTCTATCCGTATTATTAATCCTGGTTCTGTATTTGCTATTGGTAATACAATGGCAGTTACTGGTATTGCTACCACGACAGGATTTGTACAAGGTACAGTAGAAGTTCTTTCACTCTTTGATAATACTAATGATTCTATTGAAGTCTTAGGTGTTACATCTAATACTTACAGTTCACGTAATACAAACTATCAAGTTACTGGATACACCATAGGTGAAAGTAAGGAGATACAGGTATCAACTGGTTCTTCACTATCTGGTATTGGTGTTGCAAGTACTACAGGTATAGGGGCTACAGTATGTGCTCGTGCCATGATGTTCAATGCTGGTCCTGGTATCGGTATTACATCCTTCGAGTATGATTATTTAAGTGGTATTGCAACAGTTGGTTCTGGTAATACTGCTCATGGTGCTGCTGTTGGTAACGTTCTTAACTTTACTGGTACTGCTAATACCGCATACAGCGGAAACTTCAGAGTAACTGAGGTTGTAGGAATAACAACATTTAAGGTAACTCTTGGTGTTGGTACAGAGTCTCCAACAGAGACAGGATTTGGAACATTCATTGCTCTTAAGAAAGGTTATGCAGCAAATGATGGGGCTATCTCACTAGAAGATGAGAACTTAAGTTCCAGAATGATACCAATTCTTTCTGGTATTACAACTACCTTGAATGCTGCAGTATCTACTAAGACTGGAACATCTGTTGAGATTACTAACTCCTTTAACAGTGGAATACAGCAAGGAAATTATATTCAGATTGATGAAGAGATAATGCGTGTTGCTACAGTTCCTGTTGGAGGTACTAATGCAGTCACAGTATTGAGAGGACAACTTGGAACCAGACGTAATACTCACGTTGATGGTTCTGTTGTAAAGATTGTATCTCCAATTGCTACAGAATTTAGAAGAAACTCTATTCTCCGTGCTTCTGGACATACATTTGAATATGTTGGATTCGGTCCTGGTAACTACTCAACCGCATTACCAGATAAGATTGATAGAGTGTTGACCAGTAAGCAAGAACTTCTTGCTCAGTCACTTAAGAAGAGTGGTGGTGTCAATGTCTACACAGGCATGAATGACAAGGGTAACTTCTATGTTGGTAATAAGAAGGTTAACTCTACTACTGGACAAGAAGAGGTTGTTGATGCACCAATTGCTACTGTAACTGGTGAAGACTTAGATATTGCCTCTGGTACTGCAGTTGGATTAGATATTATCACTCCACTAGAAGTCACTGTAAGTCGTGCATTAAAGGTTGAGGGTGGTACAGACAGTAACATCATCTCTGAGTTTGATGGTCCTGTTCTATTCAATAAGAAAGTAACTTCACTTGGTGAAGGTGGTATCGAAGCTAACTCCTTCTTTATTCAAGGTAATGCAACTGTTGCTAGAGAAGTTTCAGTTATCAATACCACTCCAACTGTAAATGGAAACCCAGGAGACATTAAGTTCTTTAGCGATCCTTCCTCTGGTGGAAGTGTTGGTTGGGTATTTACAGTTGAGAATGGATGGAGGAAGTTTGGTGATGTAAGTACATCTGCTACTGCAGATATTAGCATCTTCGATCAGGTAGGTATTGGAACTACCACACCAAATGCTAATGAACTACAAATAGGTTCTGGTTCAACAGTTATTGTTTCTGCTGCTGGTTCCTTAGGTGTGGGTGTTACATCTCCAGTTTATAAGTTGGATGTCTATGGTGGTATTCAAGCAACTGGAATTATAACTGCTGGAACATACCTCTATGGTGATGGTTCTAATATTACGAACCTACCTGCTGACTCTGAGTGGAATAGAACTGATGCTGGTATTAATACTACATCAACGAATGTAGGTTTAGGAACTACAAATCCTGGATACAGTCTAGAGATTAAGGGTGGTTCTACAGGTAATAGCGGTGATCTTTATGTAGAAGGTGATTCACAATTCGTTGGAGTTTCTACACTTGCCACCGTTAGAGCAACAGTTCTTAGTGCCACGGATGTTAATCTATCGGACGCTGATGGAAGTATAGTTGTTGGGGTACAGACAGTTAATGGTGAGTTTTATGTTGGTGCTGGTGGTACTGCCATATACCATGAGAATGGTAAGGTTGGTATTGCATCTTCTTCACCTGATAATCAGGCCACCGTTGATATTGGTGCAAGAACAAAACTGAATGATTACTTTGAGAAAGTCACAACAGTTACTTCCTCGTCTGGTGTTGTTACATTAGACTTGAGTAAGAGTAGAGCATTTGATCTTACTACTTCAGAAGGAATCACAGAGTTTGTTCTTTCTAATAGACTAGATAGTGACGACCACACTACATTTACTCTAAAGATACAGCAAGCTTCCACTGCTTATCCTGTTGGTATTAATACCTTTAAGCAGACATCAGGTGGTACTGCAATTCCTATATCTTGGAGTGGTGGAGTTGTTCCTTCAGTCGTTAGTGTTGGACTTAAGACTGATATCTACAGTTTCCAAACATTTGATGGTGGTGCTTCACTCTTTGGCGTAGTCGTCGGACAGAACTTCTCATGAGTCAGAACTTCAGTAGGGGATTAGAGAATGAGTATCTAGTTCCCTATATCTCATTTACAACTCATCCCCAAAGTGGTAATATCATTGGTGGAGGAACCACTACTCTAACCGCAGTTGCTGCGGCTTCTACAGGTATTGGATATTTTAATTATAGGTGGTATCAAGATGATGTTTTAAGTGGTGGTATATCAACAGCATTGTCTGGGGTTACTACTACAAGAAGTTATACGTTAAACTATGCTGGTGATAATCTTTCGAGAGTTGTAAATTATAAGGTTAGTGCTGAGTGGGTTCCTGATAATTCAGATATAATTGTATCTCATGGTACACCAGGTGTTGGTGCTACTGGGGTTGGTGTAGGACAGTCTATTAGTGGATATTCACCTTCTGGGGAAACATTTTCCAATGTTGGTGTAGTTAGTGTAGCACCAGGAATTACTGTTAATATTGTTGCTGTTGGGGTACAACCTTTAGGATTTAATACGTCTTCTTATAATTTATCAAGAACTCTTAGTGTGAGTGCAACCATATCAAATGGAGATAATGGTAATTTAACTTACCAATGGAAGGATTCTGGTACGAACGTTTCTGGAGCAACTTCTAGTTCTTATACATTTTCTTCAGGACATGTAGGATTGAATACTTATACTTGTTTAGTTTCATATCCTACTGATGAATTAGTTTCTTCTGTAACTAGTGATAGTATAACTGATAATTCTACAGAATTAACAAAGACAATTAGATTGGAATATATGCCAGCTGGTGGAGAGAAAGTCTCTAGTAGTACTGACTATGATGTTTATTCTGAAGATGTTGATCTTTCAGATTATGCTAATGGATTTAAAATTGACTTAAATCATGTGCAAGATGTAATTTATGATGCAGGTTCTCGTAATACATCTGTGTATGCATGGGAGAATTATTATTATGTTAGTATGTTTGCAATAGATGATGATCTTACTGTTGATTTAGAACTTGGTGGAGCACAAGGAGCTGACAATCAAAATTCATTTGATGGTGGTATTGGTGGATGGATGGTTATTCAAGGAACTATGGAAAAGGAAAAAGAATTTGTTGGAATTGCTGCTACTAGTAGACAATCAACCAGAAGACCTGCCACTGCGGTTTATGAAACTGGAAGTGTTATTGGTATAGTTGGAAATGGTGGTAGAGGAGGAACAAATGGAAAAGGTGGAGATGGTGGTGCTGATAGTGCTGGTGCTCTTGGTGGTGGTACTGGTAGTGTAGGAGGGTATTGGTTACCTAATTCTTTAAACACAGAGGGAAGTCCTGCTATACCAACAGCAAATGCTGGAAGGGGAGTAGCGTCTAGATGTCCAAAAGGAAGTAGTTGGTATCAGAACAGGTATGGTGCTTGTGAAACATTTACTAGTAAACTTAGAGATCCTGATGGAGTAGAGTATCCTGTTGCAACTAATAGTAATAATACAGAGATTACTCGTGGATTTAAGATGACTAATTTATATCTTGATAATGGAAATCATCCTGGTGATACTAGTAGTGGTACTGGTGGAGCAGGTGTTGAAGGTGGTGGTAGAAACGGGGAAGGTGGTGGAGCTGGTGGATCAGGATATTATGGTGGTAATTGGACTAAACTTGCCTCAATATTAGGTGGTAATGATGGTTCATCTAGAACTTGGACTTATGGAACAAATCTAACTCAAACAGCAACCACTGATCAGTTAGGTACTGGATATATCCGTGTTTTTGGTAGACGTGGTAGTGCTGGAAATAATCCTTTGGTTACAAGTAAGAATGCAAGTATTGTAAGAAATCCTGCTTCATTAACAAGAAGTGGACTCTTTCTTGACTTAACATCTTGGGCCAGCACTGAAGATGTGTTAGTGAGAGCAAAGGTTGATGTTGCTAATACAAACTCTTCTGTGGTTCAATATTTAACTAGTGGTGGTTCATTCTCTTATGCTTTCCAAGGAAATAGTGATATGTATTTGTCTACAGCATCAGAAAGTATGGTAGTAGATAAAAATTCTGGAACAGTTGATCAATGGTTAATAGGTGGTCAATATTATCAATTCCGTACTACAAATGAGACTTCTCCAGAAAATGGTTCTGGAATTTATCAAGGTGGAGAGAATCAAGGAGGTAATGCTGGTGTAGCATCAGGTGGAGAATTTAATATTACACTCCATGATACTGGTTCTAGTGGCGGTCCTGATAATACTGGTGTTAATGCAGATTTAAGAGTAACGTGGAGTATTCAAGGCGAACGTTAAAGTTCTATAAATAATAATGCAAACAGGGGGGATAGTGAACTCCAATGGCGGTTAATAGGAATTTTGTAGTTAAGAATGGCCTTACGGTCAATACCAGCCTCCTGTTTGTTGATAGTGCAACTAATCGGATAGGTATCGGTTCTACCGTACCATCTACTGTTTTAGATGTTATTGGTGGTATTGCTGCCACTGATTTAAAATTATCTGGTATTAGTACGATATCAGGTGCTATCTATGGTGATGGTGGCGTTGCTGCCGTCCAAATTGGAACTGGTATATCAATTGCAGGAATTACAACTCTCGCTGGCAGTGGTGGAATTACTACCACTGGTGGCGATTTTTATGTTGGTGGCGATTTATACGTTGGCGACGATGTTGTATTTGATGAGATATCAGGTAGAGCACTTTATGTCTCTGGAATTGGTACTATTAACCAGTTCCAAGCACTGACTGCTAATGTTAGTGGTGTCACAACAACTGGCATACTTTCTGCTTCATCTGCTATAATTACTGGAATTGGTACAATTCAGGAATTTAACGTTGGTACTGGTGGAACAGTTTTTTATGCTGATCCAGCTGGTACAATTCGTTTAGGTTCTGCAACTACATCCGCTACAGTGACATTAAATGGAGGTTCAATTCCTTCCATAGGACTCGTAATCGCTCTAGGCGGTTAATAAATAATCTCAACACGTAAAAAACAATGGCAGAAGCTTTTTCAAACTCAATTACAAGAACAGTCGGAGTTGTTACTTCCTATTCTGGTAGTACAATAGGTGCTGCTGGTACTAGTATTACAGTAACTGCAAATACTGGTATTGGAGTTTCTGACATGGTGATTAACCAGAATTTTCCTGGTGGTGCAAAAGTTACACAGATAGAATCAACAACGATTTATACTGACATTGCTTCAACGAATGAATCGTCAGCATCAAGTCAGGTTGTTAAGTTCCTTGGTGTTCAAACTTGTTATACTTCTCCTGCTGCAACCAAGAGTATCCTTATTGGTGGTACATTAACCAATAATGAGAATGGTGCTATTAAAGTCTTTGTGGAAACTAGGGACACATCTGCTGGTGTAGATGCTAACCTTGTATATAATGCCCCTATACCAGAGGGTTCATCAATGATTATAAGTGATGCTGGTAAAACTGTACTCGAAGCAGCAGATGAGCTTAGAGTCTATTGTGACACCAAAAATGGTGTAGATATTAACTTCAGTATCCTATCGGGTGTTAGCTAATGGCTGGATATCTTGGAAACAATCCCTCAGATAGTTCTGTTCGGATTGCTAGACAAATTTATACTACAAGTGGAGTCACAACTGACTTTACGTTTACGTCTGGCTATGATCCAGGATATATTGACGTATATGTAAACGGCGAAAGGCAGACTGAGGGTACTAATTTTACTGCTAATGATGGTTCTACCGTTATTATTTTAAACGGTGGAGTATCAACAGGTTCTACTGTAGAGTGTGCTGCATATAAAACATTTAACGTTGCGACTGTTACTCTTGGTGAAGTAACAGACGTTGATGATTTAGTTATTACTGGTAAGATTACTGCTGGTAGTGGTGATATTGGTATTGCTACTATTCATTCTAGTGGTATCGATGCTGGTGTTGGTGTTATAACTGCTGCAAGTTATGTTGGTGATGGTTCTTCCTTAACAGGGATAGCAAGTACTGACATTATTAATGCTGAACAAGTTAATGTTAGTGGTTCTACTACTACTGGTATAGCAACAGTATCAACTTCGGTTGTTGTTGGTAGTGCTGTTACTGTAACTGCCACTGCTATTAATATTAATCCTACTGTTACTACTACGATAGGTGATAGTGGAAATGTTGATTTTAACGATGATGCTAAAGCCCGTTTTGGAACAGGAAATGACCTAAGCATATATCATAGTGGAGCACATAGTTTTATTAATGATTCAGGAACAGGTAACTTAAAGATACTTAGTTCACAAGTTGATATTCTTAATCCAGCAAGTAATGAGACTATTGCAACATTTGCTGAGAATGGAGCTGTATCTCTTTACTATGATAATTCAGTAAAACTGGCGACTAATACTGATGGAATTGATATATCAGATAAGATAGTTCATACTGGAGATACAGATACTGCAATAAGATTTCCTGCTGCTGATACAATTACAGCAGAAACTGCTGGTAGTGAAAGATTTAGAATCACATCAGCAGGTAAAGTTGGTATTGGAACTGATTCACCTCAAGAAGAATTGACTATCATGAGTGCTACTCCAGCACTTATGTTGAGAGATACTGATCAGGGAGGTTCATATACACAGGTTAGTAATGCTAACCAAGATATGTATTTTTCTGCTAATGGTGCTGCTGCTCATGCTAATTTTATATTCAGATCTGGTAATAATGGTTCATTTTCAGAAAGAGCTCGCATAGACTCAAGTGGTCGATTACTTATAGGAACGACTACGGAAGGTAATGCAAGTGCAGATGATATAACTATTGCCACAACAGGTGATACTGGAATAACAATCAGGTCTGGAACTACCTCAACAGGGTATATAATGTTTTCAGATGCTACAAGTGGTAATGGTGAATATGCGGGTTATTTAGAATACGCTCATAATACTAATCAATTCCAATTCTATACAAACGGAGGATCACTAGCCCTCACTTTAAATAGCTCACAAAACGCCACGTTTGCTGGAACGGTATCAGACAGCAAAGGTAATGTTCGTTCTATAATTCAAAACACTCAAGGTTCTACTTATACCCTTGTTGCTGGTGATGCTGGTAAACATATTCTTGCTAGTGGCACAGTCACCATTCCGAACTCAGTCTTCTCTGCTGGAGATGCAGTTACTATTGTCAATAATACTGCTGGAGATTTAACACTTACAGCTTCAGTTGGAACTTTATATAACACAGCTGATGCAAGCACTGGAGACCGTACTTTAGCTACTAGAGGAATGGCTACTATTTTATTCTCAAGTGCTACGGCTGCCTACATCTCAGGTGCAGGATTGAGTTAAAATGCATCTATTAAATAATAAGAACGGAGATTAATTATGACACCGATACAACAAATGATGCTTGGCTTAGGTGGTGCAACTAAGACATACGTTGACGATGTTTTCTCGACGAATGTATGGGCTGGAGATGCAAGTGGCAGTCGAGTAATTACTACAAATATAGATCAATCTGGAGAAGGATGTTTGACTTGGGTAAAGTCTCGAAGTGCTGCTGAACAACAGGTATTAGTTGATACTGTAAGAGGTGTATCGAAAATACTAGTATCCTCTAGTTCTGGTGCAGAATCAGGTAATGTAGATGTAATGACTGAGTTTACTTCTTCAGGTTTTAAACCTGGAACACATGATTCTGCTAATGGTAGTGGAAAAACCTACGCTGGCTGGACCTTTAGGAAGGCTCCTGGTTTTTTTGATGTTGTTACATGGACAGGTACAGCTAGTGCTCAACTCATTTCTCATTCATTAGGATCTGTTCCTGGACTTATAATGATTAAGTGTACGAGTGATGCTGAAAATTGGGTAATATATCATCGAGATATATCTCCAGCTAGTTATCTAAGATTGAATACTACTGCAGCTGAGCAAACTGATTCTGGTGGTTCAGTTTTTAATGGTATTAGTGCTACTGATACTACTTTTTCTGTAGGTACTCATGCTTTGAGTAATGGTAACGGTAATACCTATGTAGCTTACTTATATGCAGGAGGTGAGTCCACAGCCGCTACTGCAAGGTCTGTTGATTTTGATGGGAATGATGGATTAGCTTTAAGTAGTAATAACAACTGGGATCTATTAAATAATTCTTTTACAATAGAAATGTGGGTTAGAAGTGGCAGTAATGCGACTGCACA